GGCTATGGGGATAGAGCAAACGGTTACAATCATGGCAGATTATTCACGTCCAGAGATCATACAAGAAATGAACATTGCAGGGTTTGATGTACAGAATGCCAACAAGGTAGTCAAGAAGGGTATTGATAACGTGAAAACATTTGGGGTATTTTGCCAGGATCATAAGGATCTAAAACGGGAGTATGAAAACTACAAGTGGAAGAAAATCGGTGATTTCATAACGGATGAACCTGTTAAGCTTTTCGATGATGCAATGGATGCTGTGAGGTATGCAACTACCCACATACGGCAGGAGTACTATACGGATGACAGTTACTATGCGTTTTAAAAACATTTTCCTATCATAGCATAATATAGGCATGGCAATACTACTAATCGCTAAGGCAGATCCATTGATGCCAGCGTATAACCCTGTAAAGTTTATCTACGCATCCACAAACTCAGGCAACCCTGGTTTTAAATTTGTTTTTGATATCTACGAGAGTGGCACGGTTAATAAGATAGCAGAGTACAGGGTACTGCCTCAATACGTTAGCGGGTATGGTGAGATTGACCTGAGTAAGTTACTCCAGGCTAAGGTAAGCTATGATCTTGAGCTGGCCAACACCACGGTATATGATGCAACGAATAGCCATTACAAGTATGATGTGGCTATAGGAGAGGAGTACCTCACCATTGTGCAGTACTTCGCCAACCTTACCAACAATGCAGGGAACGTTCAGATAAATGTAGCCAATAGCTTTGTGGTAGGTGATCAGATTAATATAGCTCAATCGGATGGAGGTATTGCCAACCCTAATCTCGAAGGATTGCAAACAGTTATAGGAGTGGGCCCTGGTTACCTGGTAGTCAATAGCCCCTGGTCATTGGTAACCGATGCAACTATTAACGGGGATATAACCTATGCCGATGGTAGGCGAACCATTAACCGAGCTTTGAGGCAGGATAAGAATAACTATGTATTCAATGGTGCCATCCGATGGGTAGAATGGCCTGCCTATAATTACCAGGATTACCTACTCAATAATATAACCGATAAGCTACTAACAACATTACCAACGGATGGATACTATGCTACCCTAGCGCAGGACCTCTGGATGGATGCCGTGAACAACTCACCTGCTGGTAGCCATCGAATGGTATTTGAAAACAATCTAGGGGATATCCTGGATAAGGATGTGGCGGCTACTGATCACGTTGTAGGCATATCTGTTGGTCCTAATAACCATGGAGCTACCAACGTAGTGGCAGGCTCAGCACCATTGATTAAGCCAGGAACTGAGTGGTATGATTTCTATTATGAGCACCTCGGAACTCAGACCTCTCAAAAGTACAGGGTATATCTAGATAGGAGGGTAAGGGATATTGAGTATCACATCCTATTCCTAGATCGCATGGGATCATGGGGTAGCTTTGCGTTTACAGGCCGTTACTATGAGAAAGGTAACGTAACACGGGAGCAATTCAATAGGGATGTGCAAGGATACATATCTAGTCAATACTGGACCTACAATACCCAGGATAAGGGCTATGTGAACAGCTATATAAGTACTGATACTACCATCGATTTAAATACCAACTGGATGACTGAAGAGATGGCCCAGTATTTCTCTGAGCTCATCAGCTCACCAGAAACTTATATTAAAAAGGCTATATATGATGATGAAGACTGCGAGCAACCTCAGAGCACTGAGTACATCAGCTGTAACATCCTCACCTCATCCTATGAGCTATTCAAGAAACGAAACAAGAATTTAATACGCCAGAGCATTACGATTAAGTATGCCAATAATGACCTAGTCAATGGTTAAGATACAACTAGCAACAGGATACCTGGAGGTAAAGGAGGGCACAGCTTTCCCTTTGAATTTTCAAGTAGGTGATATCAGAGATATCTCACAGCGAAAGGGTAACTTCTCTAAGACCATTACTTTGGTAGGGAGCAAGAATAACAATGACTTGCTGAACCATTACTATGATGTAAACATTGAGGCAGGCACCTTCAATATCAATACCCTTACAACCTGCTCAGTTATTCAGGATGGTATCCCTATAATGGAGGATGCTGTGCTACAGTTAACATCAGTTAAAAAGGTACAGCTCACGGATGGCTATGAGGAGCACGTTGAGTATGAGGTATTAGTAAGGGATAGTAAAGGTGATTTCTTTACGGCCATCAATAATAAGGAATTAACAGATATAGATTTCACGGATTTAAACCATCCCTTTGATGCGAATAATATTCAGATGCGTTTTGGCAATACGGTTACGGATGGCTTTAAGTATTTCCTGCCAATGTCAGGAGATGCTAACTATATGATCAATGAATTTAAGCCTGCTATATTTGCAAAGGTATACATGGATCGTATATTCGCAGATGCAGGGTATCAGTATAATTGGCCCACATTAAGTGCTACGAAATTTGATAAGCTGATCATACCATACAATGGAGGTACAGATAACTTTGATTTTGCTGATTATGTGGTAAGGGCTGAGAAAACTACACCCAGTACAGTTACCTCAGCGTTATCAATACAGCCATCCACGGCAGTATATACATTCACAGGCTTAACGGAACTAGAGGACCCTCAAAACTTATTCAATCCATTGACTGGGGTATATACTACACCATTCAATATTAACTCAGCCAATAGCCAGTATTATGAGATAAAGATCCTGATTAATTTCTCATTAGATGTTACCTTCCCAGCAGGTAACGTATCAGTAGGAACTCCTCAGTTTTATCTTAACTTTTTTAATGCACCTTATAATATAAACGTATCCTCCCCATTATACAATGGATTAACTGGAGTGCTAGGTGCAGGTACTTATAATGTAGCAGTAGATACTTTATTAGTTAGCATACAGGCAACAGATGCAACGCTATTGCCTCAGCTTACTGCATTAACGACAAATGTACAGGCATTCTTTTTTACAGGTGGGGGGTTTTATACTATACCTTACAACTTAGATTTAACAATCAATTCAGCAGATATAACCATTACCCCTAGCAGTAACATTGTAGCTGTGGGAGGTACGTTAGATGTTAATGACTATGTACCCAAAAAGATAAAGCAATCCGATTACGTTAAGGCCATCTTTAATATGTTCAACCTTTACGCTGAGGTGGATAAGAGCCAGCCTAATATGCTGAACCTAGTGCATAGAGATGACTACTATGATGCAGGTAAGCAGGTGGACTGGACCTACAAACTAGCCAAAGACCAGGAACAAAGTTTATCATTTCTTCCAGAGCTAACAAGTAAAAAGGTAATACTCACCTATGCACCTGATAAGGATGATCCAAATGTAATATACACCAATGCAACTAATCAAATCTATGGACAGGCTGAGGTGATTTTTGACAATGAGTATGTAAAGGATGTAACTACTAAGGCCGTATTATTCAGCCCTACCCCTGTGATAGATACTACCTTCGGAGCGTATGTACCTAAGATCATGGGCTCACAGCCTGATACTAATATCCGTATACTTTACGATTCAACAGCGGAGGTAGGCCTCACCAATTGTGCTGCATTCAATATCTATGATTACGGGAATGTGGGTGCAACTAACTTAACGAGCTACCCGTATGTAGGTCATTTCAATGATCCATTAAGCCCATCATGGGACCTTAATTTTGCCATCTGTTCCTTTTATTATTACCAGCCTTTGACCTTAACAGATAACAATCTGTATAACAAATACTGGAGGCGTACAATGGGGCAGATTAATAACGGCAAAATGTTAACGGCTTTCTCTGATTTAAAAGAGCCAGATATCCAGAGCCTAGAATTAAATGATAAGATAAGGATAGATAACTCATGGTGGAATATCAATAAGGTAATTGATTACGATGCCAATGCTAACAAGCTAACCCAGGTAGAGCTCATCAGCGTGGATAGTGAGATTGATCTCATGAGCGTATTACCTGGGAGCACAGCAATCCCTGGAGAAGCTCCTCCAATTGGCAACGGTAATAATGGGGCCATAGCCCATGTAGCTAGTAATACTATATTCAATCATAGGAGCTCGAATGCAAACGTAATACCTGGCAATTCTAATGGAGTAATAACGGGGAAGGGTAACGTAGTTAATGAGGGCCTCAAGACCGTAGTGGTAACAGATAACAAGCTAATATCTGAGGATGGTATCTATACCGACAACCTAGTAGTTTACAACAGGTACAATGGCTTACCAGTATTGCCAGCATGCTATGCCTATACTGCTGTATTGTTTCAGGCGGGAGCTACTCCTCCAGTAGCTACTGAGCTAGTAAATACCTTTGGTCAAATCACCTGGAATTATTTAGGGGTAGGTCAATACCAGGCCACATTGGATGCATGGGATCTAGGTGCTATCCCACAGGACCGCATCACGGTAATGATAGGATCTAGCTATTTTGATGGGATATATAGTGCCATCTATGTGGCGGCTAATAACAGCATCTATGTAGATACTTCTCAGATAGGGGTAGGCTTCAGCGACAACTACCTAGCATATACAACAATTGAAATAAAATACTATCCATAATGAACCAAGTAGAAATACCTATAGTTATACAGGGCATTGGTGCCATGAGGGCAGAGCTTCGAGAATTAAAGGGAGCTATTGCCGAGGCTACTGATCCAGAACAAATGGCCGAACTCTCTGCCAGAGCAGGGGAGCTAAAGGATAAGATAAGTGATGCCAATGATGCGGCCAATGTGTTTGCATCGGGGAGTAAGTTTGAGCAGGTCAGTAATTCATTAGGAGGTATTAAGGACAGCCTCATGAGCCTTGACTTTGAAGAGGCAAACCAAAAGGCAAAGGTATTCAGTCAAGTGATCGGCAAGATTAACCCTGCTGAACTAGGTAAAAGTTTCAAGAGCTTCATGGGGGTTATTGGTACAATGGGCGGAGCGTTTGTAAAGCTAGGAGTAACCATACTAGCCAACCCTATATTTTTGCTAGTATCAGCCATTACCGCTATTGTGGTGGCTATTGGTTTATGGATGAATAAAATGGGAATGCTTCAGCCAGTACTGGATGGGATTAAGGCGGCCATTGGTAGCCTTATTGATGGTTTCTATTATTTGACCGATGCCATAGGAATAACTAGCCATGCTGAAGAGGAGCAAGCTAAGCAACAAGAGATACAAACTCAAAGCCAGATTGCTAACATCGACAGGCAGATTGAGGCTGAAGAGCGAAAGAAAGCGGCCATAACGAATGCTTTTAATTTACGGGATGGTCAATTCAAAAGAGATATTGAACTAGCCAAAGCCGAGGGTAAGAATACATACGAACTTGAGAAGCAAAGGATCATTGCATCCATTGCCTACCGCAAAAGAATGCTAGAGGAGAACAATGTAATTTTCAAGCAGATTGCTGCTAAGAAAACCCTCCTCCTAGCATCGATGGATGTTACTGGTAACGTGGCCACAGGTACCCAGGCACAGGTGGACCAATTGAAAAAAATCAATGAGCAGTTAGATAAGAATATCAAAGATAACCAGTCCTTAACTGAACAGATAAAGGATGGACAAAACGAGCTGAAGATACTAGATATCAATGAGCAAAAGAGGATAGCAGAAAGCAATAAGGCGGCGCAGAAAGCAAGTGAGGATAACGCTAAGAAAATAGCTGATAACAACAAGAGGATAGCTGATAACAATAAGAAAGCGGCCTCAGATGCTAAGGCTCAGCGAAAGCAAACCGTTTCAGATATCCAAACACAATACACTGAACAGCTCAAGCTAGAGGCTGAAGCTGTCAAGAATAGAACGGCATTAATTGCTGAAGGTACTGATAAGGAAAAAATGGTCAGAGAGCAGGCCTTCCAGGATTATAAGCAGAACTTCCTAGAGGAGAAAATGAAGGAGGAGAAGGCGGCCATTGATAATGAGTACATCACTAAGGGTGGAAGCATCCAGAATTACGAGAAAAAACTAGCACAGCTTAGGCTAGATGCTATGAGTAAGCTAACAGCTCAGGAGCTTCAGATATTGAAGGATGCAGAGACCTTAAAAAATAATGAGATACTAGCCATTAACCAAAAGGCTGCGGAGCAGTTTGCGGAGAACCAGGTACGCATCAATGATTTAACCATTGAGGCAATGGCTGAAGGTGCGGAGAAAGAGGCCATAATGCAAAAGCAAAAGTATGATAAGCTAAGAGAGGAGGCCAAAAAAGATACTACCCTAACTGAAGAGCAACGTAGGCAGATCCTAGCTATCTATGATCAAATGGATGCTGAGGAAAGTAAAAAACGAAATGATGAAAGGCTCAAGGCTCAAAGTGATTTAGCCCTATCTTTGGAGGATGAAAAAACCAGAGCCATTGCTGAGGCAGAAGCTAAGTATCTACAGGACCAGGAGCTGGCAAAGGGTAACTATGAGCTACTGGAAAAATTAAAGAAAGACCACGAGGCTAAGATAAATGATATCACCAATAAGGCAGAAGTTGAAAGAATAGACAATGCACAAAAGGAAAGAGATGCCAGGCTACAATTGGCAGGGGATATTGCTGATGGTATTACAAACATTGCAAAAGGCCTAGTTAATGACCAGAAGAAACTAGAGAAATTCAATAAGGCAATGGCATTGGTTCAGATTGGTATCGATACAGGTTTAGCAATTAGTGCCCTTACTGCAGCATCACAAAAAAACCCAGCCAACGCAGTTACTTCAGGGGCGGCAGGTGTTGCACAGTTTGCCGCTGGTATTATTCAGATCGCCACAAACATAGCTAAGGCAAAACAGATCCTAACATCTGGAGGCTCACCATCCTCAAGTGGTGGAGGTGGAGGCTCATCTAATGGAGGAGGCAGTAGTGTTACT